AACGAATCCCCCTTCTCCATTATTGGCCTCTTTGTCATAGACCTGTGGAATAGGATTCCCGTTTTGGTCAGTTAACACTCTTCTGTGTTTACTTTTATCAAACTCTGTTGCCATTGTTTTTTCACTCCTTAGACCACTCTGTATTTTTTTTATCTTCTTTTTCCCATTCGTCATATTTTCTAAATACGCCACCAAAAAATGGAGAGATTGAATAAACTACGCCTGCCCTTCTTTTTTTGTTCCAGTCTTGGCTTTCTTTTTTATCTTCTTTTTCCCATGCCATAGATTTATCGCCTCTTTACTATCCATTGTCTTCTGGACGGCCTGTTATCGAGGTTCCTTCTCATGCCCACTAATCTTTCCTGATACTCCTGCATATTAAGCTGGGCCAAATCCATCTTTTTGTCTTTCTGAAAACCCCTTGCAAGAGCGAATGGTATTAGTATAGTTTCGTAGGCTTTTGGTATCTCCGGCATATCGCTTTCTTCTGATAGTTCTCTATCAGGTAGCCTATAATAATATATTAATATCTTTCCGCCTTCTATTTTGCTCAAAAATAGCCTATCGCCCCAGGTATAATAACCTTCTGATTGTCCGTCTTCTTCTAAGGGTACCTCATTCAGCCATTTTTGCCCATATCTAACCTTCAATAATTCTACAAAATCATCAGGTAAAACATAATATTCCTGCTCTACTGGTTCTATATACCGCCTTGATGTTAAATGCTTTGCCCTTCTGGCGACTTCTTTGTGGCCTTCTTCCAGCCAGTTATATAATTCTTTGTCTTCATAAAAACCTTCTGCCTCTTCATCAAGTATTGCCCTTAATCTTTCTACCAATTCTCCGGCAGTCATTTAATTCACCTGCCTTTACTGGACTTTTTCTATGACGCTTTTTAGGTTGCCATGCTTATTAACATAGTCCTGGATAAGTTTAGCCTCTATATCGTCAGTCGTTTTATATACGCCTTTATTGAACCTAACAACAATACGGCGTTTGTTTGTCTGGATAATAAGTTTGTGATCTTTTCTTTGTGAGGAGAATATATGCCCCTGGTGTCCTGTATCAATTTTTTCTGCTATGACTTCTTCTATTTCGTCTTCTTCTGACTCTTCTAATTCCTGTTCTGCCTCTTCGATCGCTTTTATCTGGTTCTGGTGGCTTTCTAAATGACAGGCTTGCGGGTTATTTTCCGGCCAGATAGCAGTATTATTACAGGAGTTGCCAGCAGAAGTTTTTGCTATACATTTTTTATCTTCTTTTTCTTCCTGTTCTACTTCTTTTTCAAAAATATCTTGTTCAGCCATTTACTTTTCCTCCTAATATAATTTTAGGGAAGGGTATAAAAACCCTCCCCTTTTGTTAAAGAGCAATATTATTAACCTAGAGCATTTTCCAATACTCTATGAGTTTTAAGAAGTCTTACTCTCATTGTCATTTTAGTCATATACTCGTCTAACCAACCGTCTCTATCATTTTCCTGAAGGTTAGTAGAAAGAGTAGTGTCCTGACCGTCATAAGGCATAATATCAATGTTTTCCATATCAAGAACAACGGCTTTATCTCTATAGTCCTTCTCAAACATTTGAGAAGTAGCTATAAATAATCTACCGTGGAAAGACTGATATTCTGAAATTTGTAACCCGTAGAAGTCTTCGCCTGATCTAGTTTGTATCTTATCACGGGCAAACTTATTGATTTCACTACCGACTCTCGGTGAAGTCAACATTAACTTCTGTGAACTACCATACCAGAAAGCGTCTTCCAGGAAGGACTCGAAGTTGTCCTGATCGTTAGTAATATCGACACTATCGTACTGGTCGTTTAAGAACTGGAATAGACCGCCCATCAACCTACGATTATCAGCGATAATCTCTTTCTTTTCGCCAAAGAGCAAGGCTCTTTCTAGGTCTAGTCTATGCTCTACTGCTTTACGCCTTCTTAAACGGGTTCTCTCATTTTCATTGGTCTTTTTCTGTTCTGCTAAATCGTCAAACGAACCGGAGAACGGAGTACGGAAGGTTTGAACATAGTTCCATAGCTTACCAGGTTGTGTTGCTCTAGGTTCTGGTGCCAGGGAGTTTTCTTCCATAGCGTTACCCATCCGCATAAGGTTGTCGGCGTCTTCTGTAGCGTGTTCAGAAGTATAAAAATTAGCTGCCTCTGTACCATAATCTACTCCACCTGTTGACTCGTGTGAGTAACCACGCTTAACTTTAATCTCGTCGCCTGTGATAGACTCTACCATCATAACCTCGCCGGTTCTTGCTACTTTAATAATATCTTTTGGTTTAAAGATACTTACATCGTCAACACTAAACTCGGTTGAGGCTGCTAATACTTCGCCGTCTGTACCATCGTCGTCTGAAGTTGTCCACCAGGCAGCTAGTTCATCGTCATACCATACTGCCTCTAGTGAACTGACAGGCTTTTTAGAGGCTCTGCCTCCTATAACCAAAAACGGTGTCTCGTTCGGTTGTAATTCTAATATATCTGACGCTACATCAATATCTCTACGCTGCGTATCTATAGCAAAACTAGTTACCGGTGCCTCATCAGTTGATTGCCAAATATTCTGATTGCTACCAGGATATTTTTCAGTCATTGTATTCCTCTCCTTTTAGGGCGAAGAATTATCCGAACGGGCTATTTTTCTTCTTAAATAGATTATTCACTCCTTTTCGGACAAAATCCTGATCGTTAGCCTGCCCGTCTTTATTTCTTACTGTGGAGTTATAACCTATCCTGGCGGCCTCTTTTTGTGCCTCCATATTCTCCTGCGATTGCTGCTGACTTTCCTGTTTGTTGCTATCAATATTTCTTTTAGCAATTCTTTGTTTAGCCAGCTTATGGACATAATCTATATTAGAACCGTCAGGGAAGAAACTGGCCCTACCATAAATAGGTTTTTCACGGATAATATTCACCATTTCTTTTTTTACATTTTCCCCGACATCAGGGTTGTTTTTAGACCATTCAGAAGCCTTTTGCTTAATAAGTTGACTTTCTCTCTGGCTGGCTCTTATCTTTGCCTGATGATAGGGGTCTTGCTGTTGCCTTTGTTGTTCATATTGGTCGTTGCCATATTCCTGCATAACTGCTTGATTTACCTGCTGTTGTTGCTGGTTAGTCATATTTTCTTTTAAATCTTGTCGCTGTTTATCGTTCATCGAAACAACTCTTTGTACCGCCTCAACAGGATTTTTATAAAAATCAGATAGAAATTGATCAGGGTCTATCTGTTCCTGTTGCTGGGTCTCCTGGTTATTCTGCTGGGGTTGCTGTTGAGACTGCTGTTTCTGTTGGGGTTGTGGCTGCTGTTGCTGGTTGTTTTGGCTAACAAACCGCCCCTGGTTGTCTCTCGGCAATTGTCCTTTCTGCTGATTAGCAGGAGATTGTCCAGTCTGGTTAAGTTGCTGTTTCTGTTGGTTGGTTAATTGTTGAACATATCTACCTAACTTGGTAGCATAACTTTTAACTTCTTCAAGTTCTTTTTTGAGTTCCTGGTTTTCCTGATTAACTTCTTTTGGTTCTTCAGGCTCTTCTGTCTTCTGCCTGTCAGGCTTACCCAGTTCTCTTTCATGTTCTTTATATATTGCAGCCAGTTCGTCGTTAGACATATTAGCGACTGCTGACTGGTCGATAGTACCTTTACCTAGTTTTTTACCAATATGGTCAAGACTTTTAATCATATCTTGTCTTGTTTTGAATTTACCTGCTATTAAGTTATTTTCGGGTGTCTGTGTGCCTTCAGAAGATACCGGCTTTTCTGTCTGTTCTTCTTCCTGAACTTGTCCAGTATCAGGCGTTTGAGAATTTTCTGGGGCTTGACCTTCAGGTTCTCCGTCAGGGCCTTTTGGGTCAAGTTGTCCATTATCCTCTACTTGCTTTTCCTGGGGTTCACGGGCAGATTGGGCCTCTTCTTTTTTTTCGTTGAAGAAGTTATCCTTTTTCATCTGGTCTCCAAACATTAATTATTCCTCCTATTTTGCCGGTAGCTTTCTTCCGGCTTTGTTTTAATCTCTCTATAAGTTTCTAATTTCCCCTGGATACGGGCTATAGCTGCCGTATCGTTGGGATCGACGGTTTTTAATTTATTAATATACAACTGTTCTTTTTCTTCTATATGCTCAACCATATAAGCCCAGTAAATATCCTCTTTAAGACTTGCTAACATATCAGATCGGCTGTGTTTATCCTCGTGAGGTATAGTTAGCACCCCCTAGCTGACCCAATGGTTGTGGCTGTGGTTGTCCTGTATCAGTCATACCTCCTGCTACATTATTAGGTCGAGATATTTGTCCCCTTCCCAGTCCTCCACCTGTACTTCCTAAAGAATTAGGCCCGGGCTGGTTACCCTCCACACCTGACAACTCCTGCATATACTGTTGTTGCATTTGTTGCTTTTCTTCAGGTGATAAGAAATACTTTTCAGGGTTTTGTATATCAAAGGTTTTAAGCCACTCTAACACAAACTCCTCGTAATCTATGAAAGGAACTTCTGCTTGCATTAAGAAACCTAAAGCCTCTGTCATCTGTTGTCTTCTTAAATCCTTATTAGCAGCAGCGTCAACAGAAGTTTTTGCAGGTGAGTAATCAAACTCTCCTATTAAGTCTCCTGGCTCTATCTCACGCCATTTAGATACATCATCAAGGTCTAGCTTGGCGACACGATGGTCGGTAATAAATTGCTGGTTATTTAAGTCCATCATTCGGGCTATATCGTTGACACATAACTCTTCAAACACCCTTATTTTGGCCTCAAACCTACCTAAAGCGTTCTCGTTCATAGTAGAAACCTCTGTTGCTGTAGCACCTGATTTACCCTCAACACCACGCAATATAGGCGGTGTTCCTAGTGCCTGCTCTAAATTCCTGTGTAATATATCTTCGCTGGTAAAGGCTGACCGTGGTATATCACCCATCTCTAACTTCTGCAAATCTTCCATACTGTCAACATCAATAATACCGTTAGGTCGTGAGACAAGGTCTTCATCTTTTATCTGTGAGCCGCTTAGCCTTAACCACATATTATTTATGAGCATACTGGCGTTATCAAGTCGCTGGTTATGTATAGTGTTTATTTCTTCTGCTAGGTCGTGTATAACCTGCATACCTGACAAACCATATATCTCGTTAGGCAAACTGTCATAAGAGGCCATTACAAAAGGTTTTTGGCGGTGCCTCCAGTAGGGGTTAGGTCCGTCATACATACATTTTTCTCTATTAATAATGATAGAATGACGGTCGTCTTCCCAGTAATGTAATAGTTCTACCTCGCTTTTAGCCTCTAGTTTCTGGTCGTCTGCGTTCCTATAAGGGTCTTTACCAGAAGTTTCCCTACCTACTGCTGATGTTCTTGCAGAGGAGTCGTCTGATTTTTTCTTATCAAGGTTAGATATTTTATCTAAATCAATCTCGTAAATAATACCTTCACCGGCACGATGTAGTTTCTCATACCTGTTCTTTAATTCTTCCAGGGTAACATATTCTCTATGAAAACAGCCTCTGCCGTCCTGAAAGTCGTTCGCCTCCGGGTCAGGCCAAAAATCAAAGAAATCTATATTTTTTACTTCGTTATCGTCATAAACAACCTCTTCGCTTTCTACTATATCCCATATATACCTGCCTGTATAATAGCCTGTCTGGGGGTCTATCTCCGGTACTTTAGCTTTTCTAGTAATCATATCCTTCTCATACCGCCAGCCAACAGCCATAATACCTGCTGGTGCATAGAGCATACTTGTTACAAAATCGTAAAATTCTTTAGTTATTTTTGATCTTTCTAATTGTTCATCTACTATAGAGGCCGCAACCTTCGCTTTATCCTCGTTGGCTATAAAAGACCTGCTATCACCTGCCTCCGGCATAGGTGTAAACTCTATAAAGGGTCTCTTATTGAAGAAATTAGACACTATCTGTGATCTAATAGTATCTAGCACCTGATAGGCTTTAGGTATATTGACATTGGCCTTATTAGGGTGGTTGTTTTCTCTATAACCGATAAACATTTTATACCATTTAACAGCGTCTTGTTCGTATTGTTCCCTAAAACTCCTGTAATACTCGAATATATCTAATAGACTCTGGGTTATTTCTTCCTGGTCGTATTGTCTTCTTTGCAGGTGATAGTTACTCATTCAATAACCTCCCTCCTATCAAGTTGTCTTACATAGGAGGCGGGCCTTGTGGTGGGCCTTGTGGGCCTCCTCCACCTTGTCCTCCTACCAGATTCTGCATTTCCATTATCAATTCAAGGGCTAATTGTTCCAATTCCGGCTTGGACATCGTTTCAAGCTGCATAGCGACCTCTTCCATCTCGCCTCCGCCCTGTCCGCCCTGTGGTGGGGGTGGTGGGGCTGGTTGTCCGCCTCCGCCTGGTGGGCCTTGTGGTTGCATCATAATAGCTTAAACCTCCTAGTAAAGTAATTATTTAGCAAATTATATAACTTGTTCACCTTAAATATAGGACTTTATACCTGATTTGTCAACAGAAATCAACTAATAACCGGTAACTTCGCTTACTGGTTGGAGTTTTCTTTCTCTATTTTCTTTGATAATCTTTTTCTCACGTTTTGTGAGGCTTCTTAAAGGTGGTCTAGACATAAGGAAGTATCTTAAAGAGTCTGGGCCGTGTGTTATTCTATGTGGGTCGTTTGCTACATCGTCGGGGTTATGCTCGTCTCTTTGCAACATAGGCAGATGAGAGCATAATTTAGGGCATTTGTCGCTAAAAATCTTTAGACGTGCGGTTAAGGAGTTTTCTTCGAAGGGGTCAGGTATCTTTTTGAGGTATTCTTTGACAACACGCCAGCCTTCTACCCTTCTGTTGTCTGCTTTTCTTATAGCAAAACCTGATAAGCCGTTCTCCACCAGTATTTGCCTACCTGATTTACCTGTTTCCTGCCTTCTATTCCATAAATCAGGAGGCAGAAGACTTCCTGCTATGTTTCTTCTTTCAAAAACCGGTGTTCTTTCTAAAATCTTTTCTGCTAGCTGGTGTAATGCTAGATCAGGTATTTGCATTTCTCTATATACGAAGATAAAACCCATGTTGTCTATCGCATACCAATAAACAGCAGCCATATCAAGTCCGTAATCGACACTTATATAACGTTTCCAGCCGTCAGGTATATCAAAAGATTTCATCTCATGGACTTCCTGGTCGTATTCGCCAAAGAACTGGCCTTCGTATATATCCCAATCGCCGTGCAAAAGCCTTTTTCTGTCTATTTCACCCTGAAATTCAAGGTTTTCTCTATAACCAGGGTCTCTTTCTTCTAAAATCATGTTGTCGTCAAGTTTAGCTGGTATAAAGATATGTTTTCTTTTCTGGCCTGACTCCGGTTCTGTATAGTCTTGCGGCTCTTCAGGCGGACCAATCTTTACAAACTGGTCTCTAAACCACATATGACCGACACCACCGGGGTTTGTCGCTAACATCATCAAAGGATATACACCTTTACGTGATGATCTGTTACGTGAGGCAAGGTATATATACATACGCCTGGTAAACTGGGTAGCCTCATCAAAAGCTATATAATCAAACTGCTGCGACTGGTAGTTGTTTAAATCGTCTTCCCGCTGGATATGTTTAAATTCAAGGACCGCGTTATCCAGGGTAGTAAAAGTCCATCTATGCTCGTTTTTGTTATAAGTAGCACCAGGAAATTGGCTGAATAACTCCTGCGAACGCATAATAGCACCACCAGCACCCTCTAGCTGCTTAAAAGTCCTACGGAA